GGTCCAGGTAGGGAACCCGCCCATGATGAGTGGTATCGCATCTCCATGTGGAAATCATGAGGTGACCGAAAGTGCGCGGGGGTGTTGCTTGTTGACCGGTACCATTTCTGGAACTTGTCAGAGCAGTGCCTCCCCCAAGGCGCAATTTCGTATTGAGGCTTTATGCCGAACTCTCTAGCGAAGATTTCACTTCGAGTCAGCGGTGCCAGGTCAGTTTCGACTGACCGTAGGCGGAACTCGCCCTCTCTCTCGGGCTCTGTATTTTCTCGGACGACCACGATTCCATGTCGTGGGATTTGAGGGGCTTTCAGACTGACGCCTGTGACTGTTTTCATGACGAAATCTCCCGTGTACCGGCGTTTTGCCGAGTTGAGGTCGATGACTTTCCCTTGACACTCGATGAAGCGATTCCAAAGGTATCGGGCCAGTCTTTTCTGGAAGATAGTCACGTAGGCATTGGTGGACTTGTAGATCAAACCGCAGGCTCCCAAACGGGGATCGCCGCAAAGTGATTTTCGACCACTGTCAGTATGTATTGCCACCTGTTTTTTGTGGTAGTGAAGGATGCGCTTGTACGCCTGTTCCTTATTGTTAGCGGAGTCAATGACCCGCTGCATCTTTGGGATCCAGGGCATAGCGCGATCTTCCTTCCGTAGTGCAGAATTGGGCAGAAGGAGGCCGGTCTCCAGGAATGAAATCTTCTGGAAGTAGCCATTCTTCTTGTGAATGAAGCACTCGGAATTGACCGTGAGGACGTCAGGGGAGATGTAGTTCTTCCCAAGACTGAGCGTGAAGCCAGCCTCCTTGACGTGGTCCTTCCAAATTTTGTAGAACTCATCGTTGGCACGAAACAGAATATCATCGCCGTTGACGATAACGGGAAGCTCGTCCACCTGGAACTCCCTACCTGTGTACTGCTCAAGAGCGCGCCAATAGGCGACGACATTGATTGCACAGAGAACGGGGAAGGAGAGGGGACATCCCATCAATTGTCCACAGCTTTGTTGTATCCTGCCACCCAAAGGTAATTCGGCAGCGTATTCGAGTGGATAACGGATCTCATGATTGCCCAGAACAGCTCTACACATTTCGGCTTCCAAAGTGGTCGCACCGAATGCAGATAGAGCCTGCTCCAGACAGAGAGAATTGACCTCTTGACTGAGGCCATCCGTGGCGGCAGAGTAATCGCCGCTTACCCACTGATCGAACATGTTGCCGAGACCAACATCTTGTTCTCGGTCGAGAATCCCTTGTAGGTGACTGGCATCCAAAGGTACACCAATCAATCCGAACTGGGGGTTGTCAACTAGAGTTTTCCACAATGACTTTTGGAAGGGACTTGCTGCGAGGTAGGAGACAGGCTCACCTTTGGTAATGAGACGGCACTTCAGCGGCTCCAAGACAGGAGCCACCTTGGCCCGCAGGTGTCCATCACGAACCTCGTCGTGGACAGCGGTCGCCAGCACGTCTTCATAAAGATAGGGACAGTCGCCCCGTATCTCCCTATCACCAAAGTGTGGGTGGTCCATCATCACAATCAGCTCGTCCCACTCGATCCAAGTCGCGTCCAAGCGTTCGGAAGGAACCCCATTGTAACCAATGAAGTTGATGGGGGGGTCTTTGTCAGGCTCCCCGGCGAATTTCCGAATCAGCTTCCGCGTCTCGTCGTCGAGTCGATCAAATATTGTGTGTGTGAGTGGCACAGGATCGTAGTAACTGTCTGGCAGCTTGATGTCATCGGGGTGAGAGCGTTTTGATCTCCCCCAGTTGGACTTGAACCAACCTGCGCGCCCACCGCGTGAACGGGTGGACTCCATGCAGCTGCCAGAGCCAGGTATCGACATCCGGCGTCGCCACTCTCGACGACTCTGATTCCGGGAGAGACGCCAAGAGGTCGTCTCGCCAGAGTCGGGATCCGTATTGTGCCAAACCTTCTTCGTTGCGTCCGGGGGCAGAAGTCTCTTCCAAAGTTGAGAGAACTTCGTGGAGTAATCCGCAGCCACAGCAGCGAGCAAGGGTGGGAATGAGTTTGTCAAGGCTTTTTGGTGCTTGATCAAGCTCGCCAGAATGAAGTCTGGTCCTACTTCCGCACATCCTCGCTTTCCGCCTTGCAGAATGGCAATGAACACCTTTGCGGGACGCTGTTGCGTCGTCCGGGAGTTCGCCAAATTGACTAGGTGTTTACGGAGAGCCCCCTGGAACTGGGGAAAACGTTTCCAATAGGACAGGGTTGTCCTCTTGTCCGAGACTGGACTTGTCACAGTACCTAACTCCTCAACCGGGGGGAAGAGGTCGTCGGGCAGTCCAGTAGGTCTGCGGGGAGCTGAAGGGAGCTCATTCCGCAACCAAAGAGCCATCGGGTACGCGCAGAAGTACTTAATGCAGTCGACATGCTCCAGATTCGTCTCAGAAAGGTTTAGAGAGCGAAACATTGGAGCGTAGTCCGTGCAGCAAATCTTCGCGCCACGTCCTATGCACTCGTCTGCGTCTTCCAAGGCCGTAGCCAAGGAGCGCAGGAAGGAGAGAGTCGTTGTCAGACAGGTCAGAGCATTCTGCCTGTCACGAACCGTCGGTGTCGCATCATTGGTAACCCGGGAATCTTTCACCCAGTACCACGACATCCGCGGAGCTTTCATCCTCCGGTCTTCGCCACATGGAACCAAATCGAACTCATTGCAGAAGGGCTCATCGAGCTCAATGCTGCTATCTAGTTTGATCCATGTGCCGCCGTCTCCATCGACGGTGAGGCCGCCAAGCAGTCTATCGAACAAGTCCGAGGAGGCAAAGTGCCACCAAGGACGAGTCCAAGTTTCTTGTGCAGAACTATTTTCTGCATGGGAAG